CCTTTTGCATCTCAGAAGACTGAGAGGCCAGGTAAGGAGCTCTGACTCGCTCATTAGCCTTGCTGGCAATCTATGGCTGGAGTATGCTTTTGGCTGGAAGCAACTCGTTAACGATGTCTTAGATGGTACTAAGGCTCTTGCTGAGAACGCGACCCGTAGTCCTTTCAACGCCAATTGGGCGTATGTTAGGTGTTACGGACGTGAGCTCGGCAATCCCCAGACCTCTTCGAATGTCGTTAGCAGGGCTACCTACCGGTATACGGTTCACAGACGGCAGGTTGACGAATCGGATGTGATCGTTCGAGCTTGTGTGCGTACATACGCCACGAACCCTGCGATCGCTAACCGTAAGTCCTTAGGGCTTTCCCTTGAGGACTTCGTCCCTACTGTCTGGAACTTGATACCATACTCCTTCCTAGTGGATTACTTCACCAACATTGGTGATCTGTTATCTGCCTGGTCGCACCGCAACTCATTGCTATGGTGGTGGAATACTACGACTTTGTCAACCCGCCGAGTCGAAAAGACTTGCGGAGACTATCGTAGGACTAAACAACCAAACGCTTTTGAGAAGGTGCTTCAAGACAATTTCAGTCCTGCTTCCTTCAGTGCTTCATGTCGCACCGTGGTCAGAACACCCGAAGAGGGTGCTATGATTCCGGCTATTGAATTCACTCATCCTGAGTTTAGTAGCTTAAGGTGGCTAAATCTAGCCTCCTTGGGTGCTCAACATAGAGCATTGCTACCCTATCGTCATTGATAGGCCTTCTATCACGAGACATGTGTCTCGTGTAGCTCACTTATCGAGGTTTACCTCAATGTGGACAATCTCTTCTCCCGTAACAGGGGGAGCCCAGACGGGCTTTACAACTCCTACCTATTCAGGTGTTGATGATAAAGCTCCGGATGTGAACGGCGAACAGTATGCTTTTACCTCTCTTGGAGGTACGCAAACTGGCGTCCGGACGCATTCGATCTCGGATCCGTTTACCGTGACTCTGAATAAGCCGAAAGTACCAAAAGTGCTTCCGAGCCCAAACCCTGTCACGGGACAGTATCCGAACGTCCCGATGAACACCTACACGTTCCTCGTGCGTAAGGGTGTGAACATTGCAGCCAATCAGGCGCCCCGCATCATGCTGGTCCGTTGTGAAATCAACGTTCCGGCCGGTGCGGATGCGTATGATCCGGCGAATATTCGCGCAGCCGTGTCCGCGATGGTTGGTGTTTTAAACCAACAGTCGGCGGGACTCGGCGATTCCCTTGTGACTGGCGTGACCTGACATGAAAGTCAGGAAGCGTTTTGTCATTCTGGGTGTCGTTTTGTGCACGGTGGCCTACTTGGTTACGGAGCCTTTTGCTTCGTTTCTGAGTGCGGCTGGCCGTGCACTTTTAATAGCTCCTTAAAGAGCTTCGACCCCTTACAAACTTGGAACTGAGGTGAACGTCATGGGAACTCTCTCTGATGCTCTTTACTCAGGCCTTTCTAGCGATCTCTCTTGTTATGCACCACCAAGTTGTTCGAGTGAAAACTCGAGCGATGCGATGGGTTATGACGAGATGACTTTCAAAGAGGCCGCCTGCTACAGTCTGAAGAAATCCATTTTGAGAAAGCTCAAAGTGGCTAATTCTCACAGACACGATAGTAAGGCACTTCTGAAGTTCCTTACAGTCAATTATAGATGTAAGAACTGGAAGCTTGAGCTCAACTCAGTAAGGGACCAAGAGCTGTTTGGCGAAGTAAGACGCGCCATTTACAACTTTTGGAACCCCGAAGGGTTGCCTCTGGTTTCGCACGAGTCTGACATCCTACATTATGCTAGGTGCGGACCCGGCGCAGCCGTTGGTAGTCTCGGCGGCGACTTCTATACAAAGATGTTCGCTTCCAGATTAACCTCAACCAATCGCTACCTGTACATGTCGTACAGGGACTATATCCGTACGGACGATTCTTGGCACAATGCGGAGTTAATCCGCCGTGCTAAGTTCGGTTCCGTCGACATAGTTAGAGGTAGTCGTCTTAGCTTTGTGCCGAAAAACGACGAAATCTCACGTACAATTTGCATCGAGCCTTCGCTGAATATGTTTTTTCAGCTCGGTCTTGGTGCAATACTTGATCGGCGAATAGAAGAGATGTGGGGGATTTCCTTCACATCTCAGCCGTTCAAGAATCGTGAGTTGGCCCGACAAGGGTCCGTCTTTGATTCGTTGGTCACGATTGACCTTGAGTCAGCGTCGGATAGCCTGTCATGTAATATGCTTCGCGCGGTGCTCCCTGAGGACTTCTATAACCTCTTGGGGACTTTACGAAGCCGCTATACCATGATTCCCGGGTTAGGCCATTTCGAGTTGGACATGATTTCTACAATGGGAAATGGTTTTACATTCCCCTTGCAGACCATGCTCTTCTCGGCAGTTGTCCTTGCCGCGTTCAAGTTGAATCAGGAAGTCATTAGACCCCTGTTTCCGCGAGGACGCGAATGGGGTAACTTTGGGGTGTTCGGCGACGATATCGTCGTTCCACGAGTAATCGTAGACGACGTTTTTCGTTTGCTGGACATCTTAGGGTTTACCATAAACAAGGATAAGACCTTTGTTAAAGGTCCGTTTCGCGAGTCTTGTGGTGCCGACTACTTTCGTGGTCGGGACATTCGAGGTGTTTACCTTAAAAGGCTAGACACCCCTCAAGACTTGTACGTTGCGATTAACCAGCTTAACCTGTTTTCAACAAAAACAGGGATCGCCCTTCCTAAGACCGTGCGGGTTTTACTCGAAAGAGTAAAGTTCGTTCCGGTCCCACGTTGGGAGAATGATGACGCTGGGATCAAGGTGCCATTCTCCATGGTCCGTCTTCCTGTCGACCGCCACACGCAGAGTACCTTGTACTCTCGCTTTGTTGCGGAAGGTAAGAAGATACGGATTTTGGAGCGCAGCATCTGGGTTCCAAAACGTCATAAGCCGCGAATCTATAACCCTTACGGGTTATGGGTAAGCTTTTTGCAACGTTCGGTTAACGCTTATTCGATCGGGGTCAGGCATGATCCCGTTCGTTATAAGCGGAAGCTAGGCATCGCCCCCTCATGGGACGCTCTGCCGACGACCCATCCCCTTGCGGGATGGTTCAACTGGCAGCGGTGGAATACCGCTGTCTACCTAAACCTCTTCGGTTAGGTAGATCCCTGGGGTGAGAAGCCCCTCTCGAG